ATTATCTGACACGCCCGTACGCATTTTGAAAACACAGGAACGCACATATACGCACGATTTGTCCTTAAAGATGACATTTTTCGTAAGCAAAATCACGCATATACGCACGCTTTGTGTCAGAAAAATGCCTCGTCTCGCATATAGGGGGGCGTGTAGTGTACCCGCCGCCGAGTTTTTTATTGTCATTGTTGCACAGTAAAAAATTTTGCACCTATTTTTGAAACTATGGTAAGATAAATTATGCCCAGTGTTAGAAAAAATCCCAGTCCAACAAAATCAACAGGTAGTTTAGTTCCTGTAACACCACTAGAAATAGATAGAGTTCGTAGAAGTGTTTTAGATGTAGTAAGAAAGAACATACCTAAAGTACGTGATGTACTATCTGGTAGTACTAATTGGTCTAATCAACAGGTTCGTCTGTTTGCAGTGATGTTGAACAAAGTTATGCCAGATTTACACCACAGTTTTAACCAACATTCAGTTGAACACAAAACAGTAACAGAATTAACAATAGATGAGCTACAGCAAATAGCATCTAAGGCAGACGAAGTAGATAAAGAAATGATAGAAGTAGCTAAGGAAGAAATAAAAGATGGCAATAAGACACAGGAAGGGGCTAATAACTCGTCAGACGAAGAGGTATCTAGACGAGAAGGAGATAAAGCCAACGATGTACGTTAATCAACGAGGTAAAAAGAAAATGTGTGGAGCTGTTGACGGAGTAATTATATCTGATAAAGATAATAATCCTATTCCTTATAAGAGTTTAGGTTATCATATGACATCTGACGGGGAAGCGAGAGTGGAACCGTCAGTAGAAGAAGAATTAACATACGAAAATGAGGTTAGTATGTATCTAAAGGTACCTACATGACCATATCTCAAATAGAAGCCGCTAAACAATTACTTAAATTAAAGAAAGCACAGGGTAGTTTTATTGATTTTGTTAAGTTAATGAATCCTAAAATGACCTTTGCTCCATTCCAAATAAAATTAATGGAGGTATTAGATAAGTTACAGAAAGGAACTCTAGGTAAAACAAGAGTACTTATTACTATGCCACCTAGACACGCTAAAAGTTTTATCGCTTCAATACATTTTCCTATTTATTACCTAGCTAATAAAACAAATAGAAATGTATTATCTACAAGTTATAACCAAGACCTAGCTAAAACCTTTGGTAGACAAGTTCGTGACTTAGCTCGTGAACCATTTGTAGGTCAAGCATACCCAGAGTTTAAAATGTCAGAAGAAAGTAGAGCAGTAGATGATTGGAGAACCACTGATGGTGGAACTTATTTTGCTACAGGCATAGGAGGTAGTACAACAGGACGTGCTGCTACCTGTTTAATACTAGATGACCCTGTAAAAGCCAGAGAGGAAGCCGAATCAGCAACACAAAGAAATAAAACATGGTCTTATTATGTATCAGCACTAACAACTCGGAAACAACCAGAACCAGATGGAACCAAGCCAATAGAAATAGTTATATTAACTAGATGGCACCCAGATGATGTGGCAGGTAGATTGATGGATACAGAAGATTGGAAGGAAGGAGAATGGGAACACGTTAATTTTCCTGCTATTCAAACAGTTAATGCTGGAGAGAAAAGGTCAGTAACAGAATTACCAGATGATGATCCACGATATATAGCAACGGGGAAACTACATACCGTATCTCCTGCTAAAAGACAGTATTCAATAGAAACAGAAGAGCCATTATGGGCAGAGAGATTTCCTTTAGAAGAATTATATAAAAGAAAAAGATTAGACAAGAGAGAATTTGCGTCTTTGTACCAACAAACTCCTTATATAGTAGGAGGCAATATGATTAAATCAGGTTGGTGGAAACAATACGATCGTAAACAAGTAGAATTTCAGACAGTATTAATAGCCGCAGATACAGCTTTCAAGAAAACAGAACAGGCTGACTATTCTGTCCTTATGGTATTGGGGATAGATCAGCATGGAGATATGTATATTGTTGATATTGTAAGAAATAAATGGGATTTCCCAGAGCTAAAAAAGACCTGCATAACCCTTAATGCTAAATGGAGAGGTAGAGGTCTAAGAGGTTTTTATATTGAGGATAAAGCTAGTGGTCAATCATTAGTACAAGAATTAAGAAACGCTTCAGGCGTATCCGTTATTCCATATAAAGTTAATGGAGATAAGATAGCTCGTTTAAATTCAGTAACTCCTCTAATAGAAGGAGGTAGAGTTTTTCTCCCCCAATCAGCCCCTTGGTTAGATGACTTTATAGAAGAAGCCCAATCCTTTCCTAATGGAAAACATGACGATCAGATAGACGCATTGTCTATAGGTCTAGACGCATTGTCTAGAATGGGTGGTCTTAATCAAGAGATGATGAATGTGCCTATTCAACTATCAGCTTCTTTGAATGACCAATTTCAAAAATATGATAATACTTTTGCTTCAAGCAAAGATTGGATTGATGAAGTAAAAAAGGATACAGATGGTAAATGGACTAACTGGGGAGAGTTGTAGGACGATTTATAAACAACTAAGGAGTATAAGAAATTATGGACTATAGAAACCAGAAAGATGATCCAAAAGATATTATTGTAGATTTAAGCGACCACGTAAATAAGCTAACAGAGTACGAAGATATCTCAGATGATTTAACAGACGAACAAGAATCAAAGCTAATTGATTACGTTCGTGCTGCGTCCAAAATGAGTTTTGATAAAATATCAAGACGATACGATCATTGGAGAGATGCAGACAGAGCGCATGATGTTTGGGTACCTTCAGATTCAACAAAATTTAGAGAGAAAGCTGTTGTTGCAGATACAAGAGCAATAGCAGACACAGTATTAACTTATATGATGGCTGCTCTCGCAGGAAGAAATCCTATGTTCCAATTAGAAGGAATGAATAGGAAGTCTAGAAAAGCATCATTATTATTAGAAAGATTACTGCACCAACACATGAGAAGAACAGCAGGCGAATCAAGAATTGCTCAGATGTTATTAGACAGTATCAGATATGGTTTCTCTCCTACTAAAGTTGTTTGGGACGCTAAGAACAATACTAACCACATAATAAATTTCGATCCACGAAAAGTATTCCCTGATCCAAGAGTGAGTTGGGGAGATTGGGAACGTATGCAGTTTATTGTCTTTAGTGATTACGTTTCTACGAACGCTCTGGTTAGTTCGCAAATGTACCCCAAACTAAACAAATACCCAGGACTGCGAAAAAAGCAGGGTAGGAAAACTGCTTGGGACGTACACAAACATTGGCAAGAAGAAGGTAGAGGTTTATCTATCAATCCTGAAGAGCCAAGTGGTAATGAAAGTGGACATCATTTTACACTTGACAGTGCAAGAGTTGTTGATGAAATGTGGGTTAGACTTCAAGGGTACGAAATAGGTGTTCCTAAGTTAGAACAAGTATGGCTTGTGCTAACAGTTATAGATGAAAAAGCTATTATAAGATTTCAATTAAATCCTTACGGACAACAATTTCCAGTTGTTATCGGAGGATTATTTCAAGACAATCATAAAACATTTAGTCAGTCGTTATACGACTTGCTCCTACCACTTCACGAGGTTTCTACTTGGTTGTTGCGTTCTAGAATAGATAATGTTCAGGCTGCTCTGAATAATTTAATGTTCGTAGACCCAACACAGGTCAGCATTCCTGATCTAATAGATAGAAACCCGTGGGGTGTTGTTAGAACAATGCCAGGTGCTAAGCCAGGTGATGGAATATTTATTGCTCAAGTACCAGATGTAACAAAAGGTCATTGGGCAGATATAGCTGCTATGTCAGATTTAAAACAAAGAGTATCTGCTGCTTCAGATGCACAACAAGGTGTACCGACAGCAGATGGAATTAGAACAGCAACAGAAATTGCTCGTCTTACTCAATTAGGTTCACAGCGTTTAGGAGTATTGGCAAGAATTATGTCGGCTACTACAGTTAGACCTATGGTTAGAATGATGGTTCAAAACTTACAAGATGCTGTTTCAATAGAGGGTTCATTAAAAGTTGATTTAGATAAAATGCCAGGTGAATTAGTTCAATCGGCAACAGACGGATATTTAGATTTCGATGTGACGACACTACAGGGTAATATAGACTATCTTGTTATTGATGGAACTTTACCAGTAGAGCCATCTAGAAATGCAGAAACCTGGATGAATATGCTTCAAGTAGTTTCTCAATCGGGACTACAAATGGAGTACAAAGCTGGTAAGATAGTAGAAGAAGCTATAAGAGCTATGGGAGTTCATGATGTTGAACAATTTAAAATTACAGCTGCAGAACAGCAACAAGGAATGACACCATCTCAAAAGATGGCTATGATGGAGGCACAGAAAGGCGTAACTACAGAAACCTTAAGCCAAGAGCAATTAATGAAAGAGGCTGATAAGGGTAATATAGTTCCGATGAGTCAGGCACAAGGACAAAGATAATGGTAGCAAAAAAATCAAATCAATTAGCTAAGAACTCAGGATTATCAGGGTTAGGTAAAGACTATATTAAGGCTTTGATTGACGAGAGATTAGAAGTACATAAGACAGAAGTAGATGCTAAAGTACAAAATGTTGAGGTGAAAAACGATAAAACTTCTTCGTCTTGTGGGTGTAATTGTAAGACGAATGTGGACGACTTAAAGTCAGAAATTGATATACTTAAGAGTAGATATAAAGAAGATGATAAATTTACTTTAACAAGAGCAAAATTAATTCAGTTTATGGAAACTAACAGATTAGAATAATGACGGTATTACCCACAACTCCCAAAACGGAACAAGTACAGTTTAGGTCAGCTAAAACAGGTGTTCATAATTTAGACACTTATTTAGAGGCTTGTGAACTAGGTACTTCAGGTAATTATAAAACCCTTCCTAATGTTATGGGAACGCTATTTGATAGCACTACGGGTTCCGTAATATCTACTGCTGTCCAATTTAGAGTTAAACCCAATGATGTAGAAAATACTCTACAGGCTAGATTTGGTAATTATACCAATGATGTCGATGGTTGGGCTGATATGAATCAGACCATTTTTAGACAAAAGGGTGCATATGCTACTAGTCAATCTTATAACAGATTAGACTTTGTCGAGGACGACAATAAGTACTGGGTATGTACAACTGCACATACAAGCTCTAGTGCAAATGTAGATCAAAGTAAATGGAATTTAGTATTTGACGGAGCTGCAGTTTTGGCTGAGATACAGACATTTAATCAACAAACTGCACCAAGACTGTCGGATTTAGAAAACGAAGTTTGGTTACAGTTGGGTATAGTATAGAAAAGAAGGAGTGATAAAACTATGTCAATGAGTACTTTAAAAGATGTTGTAGAGGCGATAAAAGTTCGTTCGAAAACAATCGCAGAAACAACAACGGGAACAATCGCAGGTTCGACTGCAAATGATATGGTCTATGCCGCTAAGGCAATAGAAGCCATAACAGGTGCCGATGCACTATTACAACTTTTTGATGAATCAAATGAACCTTCAAAAGTTTTTGATTATTCAACATCAACTAACGGTGTATGGACATTAACAATAGATGAAATTACAAAACCAGTTATTAAGTTTACTCAGGCTTCCACTCCAAGTCAAAGTGAACTTACTGTTGTAGTTCCTAACAGAGCTTTTTCAACTGTTATTAAAAACGAAACAACAAAAGATATTTATGTTCAGTACACTGGAGAAACTAACAACGCAAATAAAGCTAAAGTTCTACCTGATTACACTGCTTGGGTTTATGGTGACTATGTTGCTTCAGGAACAAATAAAGTTCAACACGTAGTAGATGTCGAGCAGATCACATCTGCTTTAACAACTGTTACGACTTCACAGGGTGACATGATTTACAATCAAGGAGCGCCTGTTGAAACTACTTATAGTATTGGTGTTAAGGTAACTACTATTGGTGGACAGAATT